CTTCCCATACCGGGGAGTCGTACCGTTCGCTGTGAGTGCCAACAAGCTGCTTGATCTCGCTGGCCGTTACCGCAGCCGCTGCCTGGGCGGACAGCCGGACCTGTGCGATCTCGATACTGTCCGTGGGAATCCACGGAGGACCGCCGTTGCCGCCACGGGTTTCGGAAAAGCTGGTACCTTCAGACCCTTGCAGTACATCGATTGCCCCTGCGGACGTGATCGTGATTGAATTGATAATATGGGTGTCCGTGGTCGCCCGGGTCACACTCTGATCCGTTGATACGGGGACGGAGGTCAACTCTCCCGCCAGGTAACAAGTCAGAGCCGCCACATCCACCACGTCGTCGCTGCCGGAGTCTGCTGTTGACACGGCACCGCCGGTGACAAGCCCGTTGGGGCGGACCACCACATCATATCCGGACCGGCCGGAAAAAAGAGACGCAATGCTGGTATACGTCTTGTTATCGCCCTCGTCGGTCAGGGCGGTGTAGGGTGTCAGATCCTGCCCGGCCTCGTACATGAGTTTTGCGTTTTCAGCAGTCTTTGTCATTGTTATTCTCCTTACATGCTTGTTTGATTATATGGATCACCGATTACGGTGCTGTATTCGATTTCAATGGATATTTGTACGGAGACGGCCTGGTCGTCTTCGTCAGGATAATCCTCGACCCCGCCTCCTGTGTATGTCATGCCGTTGATCCGGTCGATGGCGCCGTAGATCAAAACATCTATCAAATCCCCGAGCACCGTCTCGGAAAGCTCCGATGGATTGTTGTCTCCGACCACCTGGACCGCATGCACCTGCACCGGCATGGTCAAAATCTGCGCGCCGTACTGCTTCTCTCCGGACTCGATGCCAGGCAATACGGAAACCGCAGGCAATTCGTCCGGGGAAAAATAGGTTCTGCCCCTGTATACCTCCCCGTAGCCGGACAGGCTTTCAAGGGCGGCCACAATATCTTGTATGATCAACTCGCGGATGGTGTCGGCCATTAGATAATTCCTTTTGATTTTTTGAGCAGGTGATCCACCTGGTGGTCAAGCTCCTTAATGAGCCTTACCCCTGCATTGTCCTCGATTTTTTTCATGATCGCCGGCCGGGATGTGATATCCTGGATCCTCGGCCCGTAAAGTGTTTCGATGGGGAACCGGTACCGGTCCGGAAGAGCGGCGTAAGCCATGCCCGGTTTTTTCTTTTCAGTGCCGACATACCCGCCGCCGGGACCGGCTTTTTTCCGCCAGCCGACCAGTCGGTTCTGTTTCCCTGTCTTCCCGGCTCTCCCCAGGAAAATAAATGCGCCCGGGATTGTTTTGCGCTTCCCCTTCTTCAACACCTTGACACTAACCCCTTTCTTTTTCTGCTTGGCTTTGAACTGTTCCAGGTTGACGGGGCGGCCGGACGACTCCACGCGGCCGGACAGACCTGAAATTTCCTTATGGATCGTAATATCCTTCTTGATGCGCTTTTGCGGGAGGGCCAGCTCTTTGGCAGTCTCCCGGGCCATATCCGTTTTCACCCCTTTCAGCGCCTTGTTGACGGACCGCTTGACAGCAATCGTCGACCCGTTCCGTACATTGCGCAGCGCCCAGGCCGCGGCCGCCATTTCCGATCTGTCGATGTTGATCTCGATCATATGCGCACCATCTGCCTGCCGAGGGCCAATCGGAAAAACAGCCCCATCGGGTCCCGCTCCACAGGATCATACACCTGATACGTATCTTCCCCCAGGATAACGGAGTCTCCGGCTTTCGGATTTGATACGTCCGCGGATTTGACCAGCAAAGAAACCTCTGCGTTCCTGACCTCCGGATACTGCTCATACCCAAAGTCATGCGAGTCCACAATCGCCGTAATGTCAACACCGTTGTAGGTCACAATCCGCCCGAATTCCTCAGGGTTGAAAAATACGTCCTGATCCGCTTCCATCTGTTCCTTCAAGGTCATCACCGCCTCCTGTAATTATTGCCGGCTTTCCATTTCCATCTGACAAGGGACGCAAAACCGGCAGCCGGGCGCCGCCTCCCGCCGTTTTTCCGGGATCGGCTCACCGCATTCTTTGCAGTGGGTCTCGCTTGCGGCGGCAGAGTCGGAACCGGTGCCCACGATCTGCTGCCTGAGATAAAAATCCGTAAGTGCCTGCGCCCGGTCGATCACATCAGCCAAGATCCCGCCCCCGCTCGTTCAAAATTTTCTCCTTGTTCTCGGCCGAAAGGTCCGAATACACCACCAGACCGCGCAGCATCCGGAACAGGATGTGATTCCGTTCCGCCACCGCATCCTGGAACTTTTCCTGTTGTTGTTTCAGCTCTTCGATTTTGTTGTGCAGATCCTTGTTGGACCGGCAGTCGTTGGCGTGTTTCTCCTGGCACTCGGCCCGGGTCATAAACCGGTTGGCGGAAAGATACCGCACCACGATCCCGACAATGATCCCGCCGACCACGGTGAACACCAGGGACAGCAGGGCGAACTCCAGCGGAGAGAATGTCATTCCCCCGCTTGCTGTTTGCCCTGCTGCTTCTATCGCCTGTGTCTGCATATAAGCGCCTCTTTCCGGTTACTTATTTCCGCCAGTTTCCGGTTCATCTGCGCCGCCGGTTTCCTCGCCGCCGCCCGTTGTTTCATCGTCATCCGCCGGGGGCTCCGGTTCCGGGACCAAATCCGTGTACGGCACTGCCGCGCCCTTTTCGATCAAAAGATCCGCGGTTTTTTTGTCGAATTCACCGGTGCTTTCCGGCGGATACGTCACGCCGTCGTGCATCACGGTCCGGAAGAATACCAGCTTGGTTTTTTTTGATTTTGCCATGTTGCCTCCTTTGTCAGTATGCAGGGACCCTGGTTAGAGTACCTCTACCTCGATGATCGCCTCGGGCTCCCAGGGTACCGGCAGCGGCCTTGATTCCTGCAGGTTCCAGAAAGCGGACGGGTCCTTGTCCACCCAGGACTTGGCGAAGATCTCGCCGACCACGGAAGCCTCCGCCTCGAGATCGAGGATGATGCCGAACTCGATGGAGAATCTTGCCTGGGTCGCTATCAGATAGATCTTGTTGCTGGGAATCAGGTTCTGGTCCACGCCGGAAGCATCTTCATATGCAGAGCCGTAGCTGTACACATCCACGCCGCCCAGGGTGCCGAAGTAGTTGGAAGTGGCCTTCCAGCTAAACTGGCCTGCGGAAAGCGCGCGTGCATCAAACCACTTGTCATCAGCGAGGCGGTCATCAAGCGCGGCTGCCGCATTAGTGCCGCAAATCATCAGGTCCGGGCCGTATCCCAGAGCGTCAATGATCATCTGCGCCCAGGTCTTCACCTGCTTTCTCGGCTTGGCGTCGGAGCTGCTCCACAGATCGGTGCCGGAAAGCGTGATCTTGTGGGCGGAAGGCACCAGGTAATCCACCTGGAATGCAATGTTGTCCTGGCTTACGTCCAACTGGCCGGTGAGCGCCTGAGCGCACATCCATTCCGTCCGGTTGGCGATCCGGTTTTTGAGCTCCCGGTTTTCCAGGGCCACCTTTCTCCGCATGGCCGTCATCACATCTGTGACTCCGCCTGCATAGTACGTCTGGCCGACACCGCGTTCACCCAGAAGCTTTTTCGCCGGCATGGGTTCTTTCAGCCGGATCCGGGGAGTTTTCACCACCCGCGCTTCCCTGGTGGTGCCCTTGACGATCTGTCCGCCCTCCAGGTCGGTGACGAACGGGGCCAACTTTTTGCCGCCCTTGATCACGTCCACTTCCACCGTGTCCGCCTCGTTGGGGTTTCTTTCCCTGAAAATCAGGTCCTGGAGCATCCTCGGCGGGGTTTTAATCTGCTCCACCGCCCGGGTCTGTACTCTCCAGTCAAGTTCGGGTAAATCCATATTCAAATCTCCTTGTTAAAGGTCAGGTTAATAAGCTGTTTTCAGCCGCGTTTTTTTCCGGCTATTTCACATAGATGCCTGCGTCGGCGAGCTGTCCGATCGCCGTGGCCTTCTCGCCTTCGGTGATGCCTTCCGGCCAGGTCAGCTCTGTTTCCACGGCCTCGCCGTGCACAACGAACACTCCGTTTTCATCCGCTTCGGATGCGTCCAGGTCTCCCAGCAGGATCCGGGCGGCCGCTTCGGAACCGTCGGAAGCGCCCGGGGCAAGCTGGACAAACTTCCCGGAGGCCGTAACTTTGCCGACCACGGTACCGGAGACATGGTTCCCTCCGGATAAAACACCGGACTTTGTGATCACCGGATGATCCCCGAGGAACTGAATGTCCTCATAGGTCTTTTTGGTGACTCCGTAACTCTGTGCCATGATGTCTCTCCCTTATACGTTTCTGGTTGTTTTCAGCCGTTTGCGAGATCCGCAAGTTCCTTTGCCTGGGCGTCGAAATCGTCCGTTTTTTTCTTTCCGGACTGGCCGTTCACGCCCTGGGAATGGGCCACCTCCAGGCCGTCAAGGATCTTTTGCCTTGATTCGCTGTCTCCGGCTGCAGACTGTTCTCCGCCGTTGCCATCGCCGTCGTTTCCGCCGCCGGAGAACGTATTCTTCAGCGCGGTCACCATGTCCACGGTGGCCCCGGAGTTCACCACCCCGGCAAGCGTGTTTCCGTTTTCCTCGCCGAGCACCGCCCCTGCAAGGGAGAGCACCCGGTCCGTTTCCTCTTTCACCGCCGCCTGTGTCCGGGAGGCTTCCTCCCCTGCGGCGGCCTGTTTGCCTTCATCCAGTACCTTTGCGTACAGGTCCGGATGGTCTTTCTTGAGTTCGGCAAGATCCATGATCTTCTCCTTTTTCAATATGGTTGCCAGATAGGATTCAAAATCCGTTTCTACTCGATCGATGAGGCCGATTTCCTTGGCATCTTCAGCAAGGAATATTTTTCCGTCCGCCATCTTCTCGGCTTTTCTCCGGTCCGTTTTCCGTTGCGATGCCACGGACCCGACAAAAATGTCATACAAGGTGTTGAGCTGATCCAGGAAATAGTTCTTCGCCTCCTTGGAGAGCGGCTCATCCTCGTTGCCCAGGACCTTGTAACTGCCTGCGGCAAGGTGAGTGAACGCAAGCCCCTGGCGCTCGTTCCATTTGGACCAGTCGATGTGCAGGGTACGGACGCCGATGCTGCCGACGCTGGCCGTGACCGGGGCCGCGATCTGTTTTGCAGCCGACCCGATCCAGTACGCAGCGCTCGCCATAAGTCCGTCCGCGTATGCATACACCGGTTTGTCCACTTTGCCGATAAAGTCGGCAAGCTCTTTGACGCCGGAGACAAGGCCGCCCGGCGAGTTGACCCGCAATACGATCACCCGGACGGATGAGTCTTCAGCCGCTTCTTTGACCCGGCTGCGGATCCGGTTGTAGCTTCCCCGGAAAAGGGGACCGAGCACGGGGATG